ACTCTCTGAATGGTGGATGGTTGGATATGAACTATCAATGGGAGTTTGAAAAGTTCTGGGGTAAAGGTGCCAAACCTGAAAGAATTGTATTACCTGCAAAGGACTTTGATGCACTTGTAGAACGCTTGAATGAACCGCCAGATCCTGCTATAATGGAAAGGTTCAGAGAAATACTAAACAAAAAAGCACCTTGGGATGTAGAAGAATGAAACAAACAATCAAAAACTTATGGGAAAGATTTGTAATTCATAAGTATGTCTTTGCTGGACTTCAATGGGGAAATAATACTTCTTTTGGGTATAATGAAAATTGGAAAAGAATGGAGTATTGGGAAACCAAATATAAAGAACTTGGATATGTTCCTGTAAGTTATGATGTTTGGGTTTCTTGTAGTCAATATCAATCAAAATTGAGGATGAAAAATGAGCAAAATTGATTATTACCGTACTGTACTGTCTGGTATTGTGATTGGTGTGGTGTTGATTAGTGGATTTTATATCTTCACGACAGAAGATAAACCACCAACACCAGAATCAAACTTCACGGTGGTTGATAAGTATAAAGGATGTGATGTGATACGCTGGAATCATAATCAATTTGCCGAATACAAATACTTTTTATACTGTGATAAAAAATGACCGAAGAACAAAAAGCACTATTGGAAATGGTCGCAGAAGAACTTGGTGGTAAGTTAGAATATTGGGTTTGTGCCGACAAGTTTAATAGTTCTCGAAAAATTATAATTGAATATGATTTCCAAAGAAAAGGCACAAATCTATCATAATATATGGTCTTGTGCATATCGAAGAAGGTACAACGCAAAAATGAAATGTGATTGGAACTCATATGATAGAGAACAAGAAACTATCCTAATGTGTTTGAACATGAAGAATGCCAAGTGGTGGAAATTTGAGAGTGAGAAATGACTGAGACCTTTACACAAACGTCAAATATGCCCTATAATAGGCATAGATACAAATTAGTCTATGAGAACCAAAAATCTATAATCTTTGAAGATTATGAAGACGTACAACTTGCGTGGTTTCAAACTGCTTCACAATTTCTAAGTCACATTGAAGTTTTAGACAAACCAACAAAATCAAAAGGATTTAAGTAATGCTTAGCAGACCTCTTTTAGGAACCGATAAAAAGAAAACCAAATTAAGTTGGTTGGAGTATATCTGGTTTTCTTGTATCATTCAAGGATGGTATAATTGCTGGTATGCTTTTAAGAATTGGGGCGACTTGATGGGCAATAACTATCAAGAATATGCACTTCTTATATCTGACGACCCATTAGAGCAATGTGCTATTTATTTTTGGGATAGTTTGGAAGACGACATTTATCCTAAAGAGTTTCTTGAAAGTCTGATGCAAATGGCAGATGATGTGGAAACTGGTAAAGTTAAGACATATCCAATGGACGAAGTTATGGATAGAGTGAAAAACCTTGTGGGTGATATGATTGATGATGTAAATTTGAATGAGGAATTAAATGAAGATGACGACTGTTGAAGAGTTCCCTTACGACCAATTCCCCTGGAAGTTGGTTTATAAGGATGGGAAAGAAGTACGGAAGTGTTATTTTGAGTGTGAATCACACCGCAAAAAACACATTGAACGTTATGGATTAAAAAAGAAAGATATTAAACTCAGCTACAAATTTGAGGTAAAAGAATGACTGAAAGAACTTACAAAGATAAAAACAACAATGATTGGTATTGGGAGGAAACTCCAGAAACTATCGAGGCACTCAAACAACTCCATCAAACTGTAAAGGAAGTAAATGAACGAAAGGAAACTAATTGACGACTGCTTTTTTATTGAACAAAAGAAATGGGGAACTTGGGACTCTTATGATAAAGAAGGAAAGTGTATTATCACATCTCTCACTGAAAACGAATGTATCAATGCTACCCGTTTTTATCTTAAAGGACGGCAGGAGGGTTTCACTGAATCCAGATCTTATGAAGGTGAAGTAGGTGGAAAACTCTGAGTTTCCTTATCATACTTTAGATCCTACTACTCCTTGGTATGAGTTTCTTCAGTATTGTGAAATCTGCCATCAGTTGAATGTTCCAAGACAACCATCTGTTGGTAGGTTTTATGCTTATCGTCGTTATTTAAAAGAAGTTGGAGTATTGTAATGACTAGTACTAATTGGTTTCAAAAAAAGTGGGGATATTCAGAAGTTCCTACTGATATTTTGTTCAGGAAAATAGAAGAACTTGAGCAAAAAATTGTAAAGTTGGAAGAAGAGAATATTGAAACCACTAATACTCTCTATGAGATTATGAATTCGGTTGATGCTGTGGATGCTCGTATAGATATTCTTGCAGAGCACTGTAGGATTTCTGGAGATGTATGACGATTTAGATACCTTTGAAAAAGCATTATCACACTTTGGAACAAGAGTAGATGTTATATGTGCTATGGAAATGGGAGGCAAAATAAATGCTGAAATTGCTTATCAAAATATTAAGCTTGAACTCAAAGAACTCAAAAAAGCAAGAAAAAAATATAAAAAGGATCTGTAGTAAGTGTGGTGAGGAAAAACCACTTGACAAAGAATACTATCAGGTTATAAAATCATTTAGAGAAGGATTTAGTTTTTATTGTAATGAGTGCAACAAACCAAAAGGAAGAGATTGATTCTCTTAGATTTACAAAGAACGAAGACGGTTCTTTTTCAGTGGAATGGGACCCACAAGACCCGAAATGGAGTTTCCTTAACAACTTGACTTCAAAGGAAATCCAGATTATAATGGCACAAGCAATTCAAGAATTTACCAATGGCATTTGATTACAAAGAATACTCTTTGAATAAATTGGAAGAATGGTTGCACGATTGCTTGAGTGCAGCAGAAGCATCGCCACAGGAAATTTACGATAAAATCAAAGAAGTAGTCCGAGAAGAATACTATTACTACAAAAATGGTGCTTCTAGGACGAATGAACTTCTCCAACTTCTGAATGGAACCGTACAGTTTCATATTGATCCAGCAGGAAATCAAGTTCAATGTTCTGTTGAAGATACCTCAGAATATTGTAAAGGTGCCTGGAATAGTTTTTGGGAGAATGAAGAAGTAAAAGATGATGGTATGCGTCCTTGGGGACATAGTGATATGGAATATCTTATAGCAAATAACAAGGATAAAGTAGTCAAATGGCAACTTCCAGTAGAATTGGATGATACGAATGATGAGTATTTTGTATGTTTCCCAGATGACTTGTTAGAAGCAGCAAATCTTAAGAAAGGTGATGCGGTAGAGTGGGTGGATCGAGGAGATGGAAGTTATTTACTTAAAAAGGTGGAAAATTAATTATGGCATTATCACAATCTGTTGAAGAATCACTGAAAGAAGCAGAGGCATCTTTGCGTAATGCACTGGCATATGCTGCACGTCAAGAACGTCCAATGGTGTGTAGTGTGATTGCGGATATTATCTCACGTATTGAATCATTACAAACAACTGACAGTCTCCTAGATAAATTGGAAAACCGCAAACCAGGAGATGCTGGTTTCTTTGGAACAATGTTTGGAGAATAAACAATGACTGAAGAAAAACCAGTAGTAAGTTCAGAAGAATTACAAAAACCAAATAATCTTGGCAAGGCACTACAAGAATGGTGGGATTCTGACGCTTGCAAACAACTTCAGAAAGAAAATGAAGAAGCAAAGCAACGAGCAGTAGGAAAGTATTTTATGCTTTCTGAATCTGACAAACTTGATATGGTTCAAGCAATCTGTTATATTATGTGCAAGGCAGAAAGTGAAGGAACTTCTCATAGGGGACTTCAGGATGCTTTAGGAATCTATCCTGCAGGATTCTGGGTGGATCATCTTATGGAGGTTCATAATTCCCTTTGGTCTTACTATCACGACCAAAAGAAAGAAAAAGAACTAAAAGATGATTTGGATGCTTTAGAAAAATTTACAGAAAACAAAAGAGATTATTAAGTTTCTACATAATAGTAAAGGATTTGTGTTAGAATCCTAACATTCTAATTAATAGCGATGACACTTTCTAAAACAAGCACAGACTATCTTACTAGAGAAGAATGGAACGAACTGAATGCTTTAAGAGAGGCAATTAATTACGATCCAAGTCAGGTTTGTCCTCAAAAAATGGAAAAATTTACCGAACTGTTTGTAAGGTCACTATATGGTAAAGGTGACTCTGTATCCTCACAAACAGAACCAACAAATTATTAAAATAAATACTACAACTAATTTTATAAGTCCTATGGACAATATCGACCAACATATTGAAAAAGATAAGCAAGTTCTCGATGATCCCACTATCTCTCCGCAGACACGTCGGCACACTGCAGAAGAATTAGAAGCACTCAAGGCATATAAAGAACATCATCCAGAAGATACACACGATCCAACACCTCTTGAACTGTACTGTGATTCACATCCTGATGCATTGGAATGTAGATTTTACGAAGACTGAGGACACTTTAACAACTGGCACACAGGGGGTTCTCAGGGCACTGGGGACCCCTTATAATATGAATAATTCAATTCAAACCATGTATCCCTCAATTCTTATTGAAGTTGTTAAGTATTTGAACTCAATCTCCATTGATATTACCGAAAGTCATGAAGACGGACGAGTGAATAGTATTGGTGATGAGCAAACAATCATCAATCTTCTCATCAAAAAGTATGGTGATAATATTGAAATTCCCAAAGCAAGGAGTTGGTGGGATGTAAAAGTATTTGGATATCCTCTCAATATCAAATCTTCCAAGTATGGATCTGCTGCTGATAACTTCTCTTCAAAAGCAGCAGTTCTATATGCTCTTACCAATCTTCCAGAAGAAAAAGTAAAAGTAACTTCGTGGAAGAAGTTTCAAGACGCTCTTCTCAATCACAGTTCTGAAGATAATCATCGGGATTATCATATCTTTTCCCTGAATAAGCAAACCAATCAGGTTCATCTTTCTTCATTGAAGACTCTCAGTAAGATTACTCCTAATGGCAATAATCTCCCATTTCAAATCAAGTGGCGTGATAACATTCAACCCGTTCAACGTACTCATAGACAAGCATATGAATTTCTGGTAGAATGCTACAAGGAGTCTGTTCGACGTAAAATTAGTGCCCACGATGGTTTTGAAGAACTTTGATCTACATCTAGGAGATTGTCTAGAGATAATGGATGAGATTCCAGACGAATCCATTGATTTTATTTGCTGTGATCCACCATACGGAACTACTTCTATCAAGTGGGATTCCGTGTTAGATTTCAATAAGATGTGGGAGCAGTATGGAAGAATCATCAAACCTAAAGGTATGATCTGTTTGTTTGGTTCTCAACCATTCTCAGCACAACTTATTTGTTCTAAGATTGACTGGTTCAAGTATGAATTGGTCTGGAACAAAAACAAGTGTGGTTCTCCTGGTCTTGCAAAGTATAGACCTATGAAGACACACGAAAATATTCTTTTGTTTGCAAAGAATGCTGGTGGTACATATAATCCACAGATGGAGAAAGGCGAACCATACTCCCGCACCAGTAAGAATCCAGAAGGATATGTTGGTCGCAAAAACGATCACGGATATGGTATGAAACCACGCAAATCGTTTAGTAATGAAGGAACGCGGTATCCAAAATCTATTTTGAATATTTCCCGCGATTTCAGCGCCCAACAGCAGGTTCATCCAACTCAGAAACCAGTTCCTCTGCTGGAATGGTTAGTGAAAACTTATTCCGATGAAGAAGAGATTATTCTTGACAATTGTATGGGATCGGGTTCTACTGGAGTTGCTGCTGTCAAGTTGAATCGCAGATTTATTGGAATTGAATCTGATCCAGAGTATTATCAGATCGCAAAAGAAAGAATTGAGTCTGCTGTGCCAGTTGAAGAACTGGCACAGTTCCCCCAGAATCCCCTGCTGGATGCCCTATACTAACAAGGTAATCAACGAAACGCCTCATGGCAACCCGCTCTCGCATTGGTCTTGAACTCTCTGACGGTTCTGTGCTCTCCGCTTATCATCATTGGGATGGTTATCCCGAATGGTTGGGACGCATTCTGAACACTCATTACAACAGCAAAGATGCTGCTGCCGAACTGATTGACGGTGGTGATATGTCTTGCTGCTGGACTGATGAAATTTGGGACGCAAAACGCGATGAGAATGATGATTGCATCGTGAAGAAGTACGGTCCAATGTATTACTCCCAAAGGGGCGAAGAATGCCCTCCTCGCCTTGATAACAACATCGGTGAATACCTTTGTGATGGTGAAGAGTATGCCTATCTCTTCCGCAATGGTGAATGGGTGTGCTACAATATGAATCAGTTTGAGGATAGCAAACTCCCCGAAATCGTTGAAATCCCCAAAGGAGCACTCGCAGTATGATTAACTTCATTTCTGGAACCATCTTTGGTATTATTGTTGCAACGATTGGATTCACTCCAGTTGCTGGTGCCCTAGATGGTATGATGCTCAACCTACAGAAAACTACTGTAGAAATGAATGCCCCGAAACTGCCTCCCCCCTAGGACAGTTCAATAACTGGCACACAGGGCATCCCAGACGCCTCTGGATGCCCTATAATACTTTCATACGCAACGAACCCGATGACTTCTGCTTTTCTCACCAAGGACTTCAGTGACTTCTGTGCTCAACGTGATGCCCAGAATACCATCCAACTGAATGTTGTTAAGTATTGCTGGCAGTTGTGTGAAGCACTGCGTCAGAACTACATTGACTACAGCATCAAATCTCATCAGCGTTCCCTTGAGCGTGGTGAGAGCGTTGATTATCACAATGCCTGCATCACCGACCTGAAGAATGGTAAGTGTGATTATGACTTCACCTTTGAGTCTGGTAAGAAATATCACAAAATCATTATGAATGCCAATGGTTCGCGCTCGGTTCATGCTTTTGTGGATAAGAAGACTGGTGAGGTTTATAAGTCTGCCAGTTGGAAATCTCCTGCCAAAGGTGTTCGTTATGACCTTCGCATCATTGAGCAGCGTGAATGGTTGTTTGAGAATGCCGATTGGGCGGGTTCTTACCTCTACGCTAAGTGATTATGACTGCTAAAGACAAACTTATCTTTATTTCTTCGTTCATTTGGTTTTTGCACTGGGGTCAATGTCTTACATCACGTATTCTGGATATGGTTATTCTAAACTCCTCTGTGAGGATGTTGCCACTTGGTTTTTGAATAAGTTTCTGCCCCGCCATAAGATTGATGTGGAGATTCTACATCGTGGTTTGAGAAGAGAGGGTGCTTATGGTTATTGTGATGTTTCAGGAGAAACTCAACGCCCCCGTGAGTTTCTGATTGAAATGAATACTCATATGGATGAAGAGTTGTATATAAAAACTCTTTTACACGAACTGACTCACCTGCGGCAGTGGGTGGTAGGTTCTCTGCGACTTCGCTACGGAAAAATGTGTTATAATAAAGAATCTGTGGAAGATACGGATTATTGGGATCAACCGCACGAAATAGAGGCGCTGGAACAAGAAGAAACACTATATCTGGAGTATATGAGAGAAAAGCACGGTGTTGATTTAGATGATACAATTACCATTACCTTTACAAGACCAAGACATTTGCTATGACATTAGACAGTGGAAAACTGATGTATTCGGAAGGTAACAACGATGAGTGTTACACGCCAAATTACGGGGTAACTCCCATTCTGAAGTATATTCCCAAAGATGTGACCGTCTGGTGTCCATTTGATACGATGGACAGTGAGTTTGTCAAGCAAATCTCAAAGCAAAATGAGGTTGTATTCACTCATATTAAGTATGGACAGGACTTTTTCACCTACCAACCATCTAAATGGGATGTAATTGTATCCAATCCACCATTCACAAACAAGCGTAAGTTCTTTGAGCGAGCACTATCATTCAACAAACCATTTGCTCTGATTATGACTAACACCTGGTTGAATGACAGTGCTCCAAAGCAACTCTTCAAGGACAAGGATCTGCAACTGCTGATGTTTGATAAACGTATGAAGTTTCATAGCCCTGATGGTCGCCCGAATGATAAGATCACATTCAGCAGCAGTTACTATTGCTGGAACTTTCTACCAAAACAAATCATTATGGAAGAACTGACTGTGCCACCTTCCAAACTGGCACAACGGTCTCCAAGCGAGGCGGTTTTGCCATTATAATTACAAGGTAATCAACGGACACCACCCCAGATGCTTCCTTCTTACAGTGCCATTTCCTTTCATTCTAAAGAGGAGCACCAAGCGGCACTTTATGATGCCTGCCTGATGATTGTCAACACCTACAACGGTTCTGATATGTTGGATGGTTATTCTGTTGATGATGTGACTGCTTATGGTTTTATGAAGTTTGCCCGCAATGTTCTCAATCAAATTGCCGAAGGTAACTGAAATGATGACTCAAACTGAGCAACAACTTGATGAGTTTTATGATTATGTTTTCTCCTTCTATGGTGAAGGTGGCATCTATCCAATGGGTGCAACTCTTCCTCTGATTCAAAAAGCAACAAACGACATTATCCAGATTCTTCAAATTAAGAATGAAGAGTTCTGTGGTGATAGTATTGACCGCGAACTGGTCCGCGATCTGCTGATTTCTAAGTACAATCTTGTGTTCCCCCGTAACTGAAATGGCACTTTCCAACAACACAATCATCAAACTGTCTGAAGCACTGTCCAAGGATGTTGCCGATTACATTATGGATCAACCTGAGTTCTTTGATCTGATGGTGCAGTTGATTCCTGAAGCGATTACTGCTAAACTGGGTAATGTAGATGATCGAGTCGCTGCTGAATTGTCGATGTGTATTTCCGAACGTCTTGTATTGAAAGGAGTTTGAAATGAAAAAACTATTTGCTCTTCTGCTTCTTCTTCCTCTTCCTGTATTTGCTGGTGGTCCGCCGTTTCGGTATCAAACAACCTGTTACCTGCAAGCAAATCAAGAGTATCTGATTGATGACTGTGTGGTGATTGAAACTCGTGAGAATAATGGAGCACTTCGAACTCGCAATATTTTCTCCAATCGTTTTGGTCTGACAATCAAGTCCCGCTTTGATGAGAAGAAAGGGTTTGTAACCTGGGATTCTCACAATCAGTTTGAATACAAATGGGAATATAAAGTTGGACAAATTACTGGTGCTGGCGGCACGACGGCATACACTTATGTAATGCCTGGTCTTCTTCTTCAAAATGTATCTTGGGATTAAAAATGACACAACCAAACTCCAATCTTAAAATTAATGAAGTGCAAGTAAGTCTGAATGTGCACGAAATTGGTACAATTCTATCTGCCCTGCAAGAACTTAACCTGGCACAGGAAAATAGAATTGCACGGGAATATGGAAGTGTTCCTGCGCTCTATAATAAGTTCTATTCTCTCTTTGAACATATGGATACTTCACAGACTGGAATTCGCTACGACCTTACACCTTCTTTCTAAAAATGCCAGAAACTCTTACTTCCTTATGGTATCAGTACTATCATATCATTCAGCAGGATGCTCCTGAACTGATCGATGAGTATTTGGAAAGCACTGCTGCTCGTCTTGAACTTCCTGTTGATTATTTGATTTCTGAATTCTTATGAATAATGATATTAAGATTCTACTTGCTCTGGAACAACTGGAGAGCGTGATGAAACTGGTTGAGGGTAATCAGTGGGAAATCTTCATATCCCGTCATTTGATTCCTGTTCGCTGTGAGTTGAGACGCCAGTTGACTTGTACGCAGCACTCTGTTAAAATAAAGAAGTAATTTACACAACACGATGAAATATCTGTACATTGTTGACTATTGGGTTCCATTTCCCTCTTCCGAATATGGAGGTTTGATTAATCTAATTGCCGAGTCTGACACGGAAGCATTTGAGATTCTTTCTTCCGAAGAACAATTTGACGAACGTTATACTGAGCGGATTATGGAGCGAGTTGTCAATGCTCAACGATTTGAACTTGTAGAAGATTTTCAGTCTGGAATTTTGGAGGCATTTACCACATGACACAACTGTATCGTATTGAAGAATTATTTACGAATGATTGGGAATTAGTCGATCCATCTGCATCAAAACTGACTAAAGAACAGTGTGATGCTCGTCTTGAATCTTTGATTGCTCAAGGTGTCAATCCAAACTATCTCCGCGCAGTTCCTGATGTTGATTGACTTTCCACATTCTGCTCCCGAAGGATATTCCTATGAATTTGAAGATCATAATACTCGGGTAGTTGCTATATGGTTGCGTCATCACTGCACCTATAGCTTCGCTGAAGGGAAAACTGTTAGATCCATCTGGGGATTTTATTCTTCAAAGAAAAGAGAATACTATGCACCCATCAACTCCTCTAAGTGTGGAGATAAAGTAAGTATCGACAATACCACACCGTACTCTGCAATGCAAATCAAACGAACACCATTAGAATCTGCATTTGTATGACCTACTCTCCACAAGTCAATGACTACGTAAAATGGACTGATTATGTGGAAGGGTGGGTGTATTTCAAGTGCAGCGACTACATTACGATTGAAGCCTGGGTTCGACCAAAAGATATTGAGAACTATCAAGCCTGTTCTCTACATCGCAATGATCGTTTATTAGTTCTCTGTTACAATCATCAGTGGAATCAACTTCATAAGGTAGGATATCGAACTGATAAACATTCTACAGAAATTATCAAGAAAGAAGCATAAGTATGAAAAAAGGAAAAATGCTCTGGCGCTGGTGGGCGAAGTCATTAGGACAAAAAGCAAGCAACAAAGACTGTGAAGCAGATAAGGTTGCACTCATTCGCACGATTATCTTTGCCACTTACTTAATCACAAATGCATTTATTGTTGCAGGTGTAATTCGACATTGGAATGATTCAAATGAAGTACCAAGTACATTATGTCAAGCAGAAAAAGAAAAAATCATCGAAGCAAATCGCAGGCAATTTCCTTACGATTGAAGATGCGATTTGGTATGAGAATCAAATCAAATCACAACAGGGGCATATAAACGTTGAAATCATACCAGTTCTATAGAGCGTCAGGATAAGATGAATACTCCAATGGCATAAATATTTCTAAAATTTAGAAATTCAAATGGAAGCAAAAAACGTTAGAGAACTAATGGGAGCCTATGCTTCCATTTATGAAGAAAAAGGTAAAAAGAGTGACTGTGTAGATAAAGAAGACAAAGGTGCTCATAATTGCGCTAAGAAAGTCTGCCACGAACAGTTTGGTGAAGGAACTTGTATTTTCGGTCAGCATTCTGTTCCTGATAGTAATGGTTTTGTAAGTCACTATGATGTAATCTTCGAACACGGTATTGAGAAGAATGTTCCTGTAAGTGAGATGGAAGTTCTCATCAGTGAATCCCATATGAAAGAAGGTCATCGTTATGAAGGAGAACAACTGGATGAATTCCTTGGATCGGGAGCAGCAACTATGGTTGATCAAGCAACCAAAGCAGTTCAAGGAGGTCTTCAGAAATTAGGAGTGCCAATTAACAGAACTGTAAAACCACCGACTACTCAAGAACAACAAAAGAAAAGAATTCAACAAAATCAGGATGTAGATCTCTTTGATATTATCAAGGGTCATTTACTTGATGAAGGTTATGCTGATTCCGAAGAAGCAGCACTCAAGATTATGACTTCAATGAGTGAGTCTTGGAAGGAAAGCATTATTGAACAATCTGCCATTGGTGCAAGAGCTGCTAAAGTAGTTGATGATCAGAGACAAGGATATCACGGAGACTCTGATGCAATCAATAAATTAAGAGATGATCTTTCTAGATCAATGGGAAGATTGAAAAAAGGTCAAGGACCTGTAGTTACTCCTGGCGGTCTTCCTGGAGTCTGATTTTACTTTTCATAATTCTCCAGAGGGTCTTCACCGACTCTCTTTTTTTATTATCCAAAGAACCAGTAATATCCTCTCCAACTAAACCGACCAGGATTCTTAAGACTCTTCACAATACCTGTACCTTTTCCTTTTTCACTTAATTCACGCACTGCTGCTGCTATACTTTCGAACCGAACTTCAATTAGTTCGGTTTTTTTATTGACACCGAATACTGATTTCTTTTTACTCTTCTCTTCCATAATCTGCCATTTATGACCATATGCTGTTCCACCAGTTCTAGCAGCAAGTAGTATGTTAGCATTTCTACCAGGATCGCCAGTAATCTCTTTTGCTGCTATTCTTGCATTCTCATAATCAGTACAGATACCAGTCACTAAGTTCTTACTTCTAATCTTGAGTCCGCAGTGCTTACCATTTCCCCTGTTTTCTTCTGTTAGAGAACCCCAAGATTTGTATTCCGATTTAAGTTTAATTATTTTGGGTTCAGGTTTAGGTATGGGTATAGGAGTTACATTCTCAATTAGTTCATTATATTCAGGTTGATGTTGATCTATCCAATATAATTCTTTATCATTCAATAAACGTTCATCACATTCATCTATCTCTTTAATCATAAAGTTATTATTACCATACTTTCTCATCGCACGGTGTAATGGTTTTGAAGACATTTTCAGTGCTTCTTGTATGTGTTGCTGCCACTGTTTGTTCATTCCCTGAGTGGTCTGCCCAACGTATTTGTGCCCGTTTTGTTTATTGAGAATGAGATAGATGATTCCTTGTGCCATGTTTATAATAGACTATTCTCTGTATCTATAACACATAACACTTAAAATATAATAGATAATGTTATGTTTTATAGGGGTAGTGATTTTGGATACAATTAGAGTAATATTTGAAAAAATATATGTTAGTAAATTATAACATTCTCAATAAATTATGTTAATGAGAATCAATTAGGTATATTGTTGAGAAATGCTTCTGATACCTTGTAAATGCTTGTAAATGCTTCTGATACCTTGTAAATGCTTGTAGTTCTTGTGACCTAAGCGAGCGTACCATAAGACTCGCAGTTTGTCAAGCCACACCGCCGCCCCAGATCCCCAGTCCCACACAGAAGACTCATAATACTTGACAGACTTATGAGTTCGTGGTAGAATCTAGACGAGATACACATAAAACGCAACATCTAGTCTAGAATATCAGCATAAACACACAATTCTAGACGAGATCGCATATATACTCACATAATCTCGACTAGACATGCAGCATCTAGTACTTGCATCTAGTCGAGATTTGTGCTACACTTCTAGTTCAATCACATCTCGACGAGCTTATGTACGACGATTACGATCTCGACTATACATACTGCAATGATCATTCTTATGATCTAGACGAGTATTATACACTAGATACACAAGATCTAGATGAGGATTATGCACGAGATTCACATGATTACGAATCGCTTGCATATCGTCACTACGCATGATATAATAATCATACACACACCACAAGACCCATGATCGCACAGAAACGCCGAGTATTGGTAACACTGGAGATTGAGTGTTATGATGATCTAAATGTAGAAGATTTAGATTGGAAAGAAATATTAGAACTCGAAGGGGACGAGGAAGTGCATTCTACTGTCAAAGAGTTCGATCCGTTCTAAGAATGTGACAGTTCTCGAAGTGGCACACACCCCCTTGATATCCTGATCAGGGGGTGTTATGTTGTGTCAGTACTGAGGAATTCGCCGTGACTGAAGTTAAAGTTCGGGTCGAAACTAACGATGGTTGTGTTACCTTTTGGTATGAGAAGTCCAGAGGTAAGAACCCCACCGAAGTTGTCTGCAATCGTGTCACAAACCAGCTGATGGGTTTGAATATCAAACAGGTGAGTGTGACAGTTGCCTAAGTGTCACAAAGGGGGTTGCATAGGACCCTAGGACCTGATACATTACATTCGTCGCTGAGATTCCCAATGATTTTCGCCATCTCCAAACTCAACAACTGCACCTATACTCTGGATGCAAACAATCAGCGGGTTCTGATGTATGCTCCGCTGCTGCCTGATGGATCCTATGAGACTGCAGGATCTGCCTATGATTGGGTGGAGTGGGACCGTCTGGATGATGATATCCTGGAAGAGGCAGATCGGATTCATAAACTGCTGCTGGCGGAGGTGTGACACTCTAAGAACTGGCACAGGGGTGGTTGCGCTTCTGCCGCCACCCTGTTATTCTACATTCATACCAAACAAATCCAATGACTACCTTTCTCACCAAAGCACAGCGCCAGATCTTGATTGATTGGTATATTGACTGCCTGATTGAAACTGAGTCTGAGTTTGTTGATGGAAGTGAAGAAGCAGAGCGTCAAAGTTTGGCGTCGATGAATAACTCTTACTTCTATGAGTATGTTCAGGAGATGATGCCTAACTGTATGCAAGATCTTGCAAAAATGAAATAGGGTGTGACACTCTGAGAACTGGCACAGACCCCCTTGTGCCCCGCCTGAATCCCTGTTATCTTAGTTTCAGGTTGAGGGGGGCAATAAGACCACCCCGCTGCCGCCCTACGGGTCCACTGGGCATTCGCCTGGCAGCAAACCTCAACCTTTCCAACATTCTTTCCCGAGACCCTACCGATGAGCGTTACCTTGACCGTGAACTACAAAGAAGTCTTCGCTGCTCAAACTGTAGAAAAGATTGATGAATTGCTGGAAGACAACTATGCCATCGATGACATTCTGGAGTTCATTGATGCTCGTAATGAGGAGGATTTCGTTGCCTTCTATGAAGAGTACGTGACTCAAGGTGAGAATCTGGGTTATGATGTTGTGGATGCATTCGTAGAGTATCACGGGATTTCTTACGTAGAGCACACTGGAGATGCCTATCGTGGGCATTATGATTCGGGTGCTGACTTTGCCGAAGAATACTATAGTGATGTCTATGGTGATGTTCCTTCGTTCCTTGTTGTAGATTGGGAAGCAACTTGGAATCAGAGTCTCTATTATGACTTTGATTTCGTAGATGGTTATGTGTTCAGTAGTAGTTTCTAGTCTAGATCTACACACTATCATACAGATCTCGTCGAGACCTACACACATCTCGACGAGATCATCACATCATCATACATCAATCTAGTGCATATGTCAACTAGATACACACATCTAGATCATCACATATACATCTAGATTGCATATATAATACAACATATATGATGTGCGAGAGTTCATCCTATCTCTGGTAAACAAAATAGGACATAATACATACGTGACGAGTAAGAATAAAAAAATACAGGACGATTCCTGATAGAATAATTTATTTTAATTCTATCACTTAGGAATCATATTATTGTGCCTAAGATTCTTATAATAACTCTAAGAGCTTATATTATTATCTTCAACGGGAACAAACCTAGTCTAATGGGTATTTTAAATATTGTCAAGCCCCATTGTGCCAGTTCGTATAGTGGCACAAGATCGGTTGAATTCCGATGATCACCTGGTATTGTACATTCGTTCCTGAGGTTTTGTTTATGTGTGGTCCTGCTTTTGATTATAGTTTCCAAGATTTCCTGAATGATGCCTCCCCCGAAGAATGGGCAGAATGGGAGAACAAAGCTGCCGAACTTGAGGTTCCTGTAGATTACTATCTCCAAGAGTTCGTTGCCTGTGCCAGTTGAGAGAGTGGCACAAGGGGGGTTGCAATGCCCCCCAGACCCTGATACATTACATTCGTCCCTGAAGGAACCCACCAATGTTTGATGAACTCTGGTCTGAGATTCAAGATGCTCCTGGTGAGATTTTTGACCTGAACATTCCCGAACTTCGTGATGATGAGAAGTTCGATTTTGATGGTTATCTTGCCGCTGATTATGATTACTGAAATCCTTCGTCTTCTTAACAATTTGACTGACGAACAGTTGGATTCGTTGGATGAAGAGAAGTTCGCTGAATCTCTGTTCTACATTAACACCGCAAATGAGAACTCTTACACTCCAAGTCACCGAAGTTTCGTTTGATTTTGATGATCTTGACTTCACCGAAGAAGATCAACAGCAGGTTGTAGATTCTGTGGTTGGTAATGTCTTTGAGGTGGAAGTTGATGATGCTGATGATGACGAAGCAATCGCTGATGCGTTAGTCGAAGAGGTGACTGATTACGCTGGTTGGTGTGTCTTTGGTCTTGATTTCGTTCACATTCTTTCCTGAATCATTATGGCACGAACTCTTCAACAACTCAAAGAATCTGTTGATCGTTTGATTGAACAACAGGGTGCAGATGCTCCTGTCGCTGCATTTATCTTCACCAGCGAAGATGTATTCGTGATGGATGATAATGGCGATCAGGTGACTCAACCCCGTGAGATTGCAGAGCGAGTTCTCAACAACGTGGAGGATGATTATGATTACCTCTACACTGAAATCTTTGACTGCATCGACAACGAACTCCGCGAACTGAAGGTGATTGTATGACACAAACTGACATTATTTCAGTTCGTGAACAAATCCAGAACGACCTGATCTGCCTGTTAGAATCTCAGTTCGGTGAGGTGGATTACCTGGACGAAGTTCAGAATCTTGCCTGCCAAATCGTCGTTGACAACTTCACTCAACTCCTGAACAAATGAACCTCACTTCCCAACAACTCACCCAACTCGTTGAAAACTACGCCGAGCGTATTGTAGATGAGATGGATGTCAAATGCCTGGTGCAATTTGCCTATGATACGATTGTAGAGAACATGAGGAACATGGGACCTGAAGATGTTCTCAATGAGATCGCCAATGTGTATGATGAAGATGTCATTCAGGAACTGGTGGAGGGTGTGAC